CCTCCATGGGAGGCGATAATCCGAGCTGTCAGTTCGAGGTAACACTCGCACTGTCCGTAAGGAGAGGCCCTCTTAGTCTGGAAAGACTAGGGAAGGTCGGTCCTAGGGTCAGTTGAGATCCTCCGGTGATTCATCCCCAACGATGATCCGGATCACCATCAGCGAATTAAAAAACAACACACCATGTCAATTCTTAAAATTAAGTTAAACCTCGCGAGGATCGTTATTACGTTCCTCAACAAGGCATACTTAAGTGTTAAGGTCGACAAGGGGTGGGTCGAGCAATGGACTAGGCTCATCCTGAAGAGAGTGGAAACACGTGGTCCCGTGGACACAGTCGGCTGGATCAAATCGATCCGGCTGGCGTGTACGCGGTACATGTGTGGCCAACCTCTGAAGGAGTCGCCTGGATTTGGGGTTCAACTTGACGAGGACGGTCTACCGCACGCTGCGGTATGCCCATTCGTCTCGTTGTTCCGTGAAATGTCTCGCCCCAATCTACGTTACGCTCTGACCCTTTTAGGGTTAGTTCGTCTCATAGAAGGGTCGAAAGCACCCGACCTGGATCCTATCACCTTACCGGCGGCTCCGTATCCCTCTGTTTTAGAGGAGGAGCTAGTCGCTATTGTGAAGGAATCAGGTTGGAAGCTGGACGTTCCCGAATGGGAGCGCCCACACGTCACAACCAAATCTGGTCCCAATGCCCAAGCTTTAATCGGATCAATCGAGGACGCTTCCCTTCTCACAGAATCTCAGATTGCTAACCTGAGACTTTGTGGTGGGGAGAAGTTAGCCCTTACGATTGGTACCATTCGATCACTCAGTGTCCCTACTTGGTGTGAGATGGTCAAGATAAGCCCGAAAGGGATCTTGTCTAGATTGTCTTACATCAAGGATAAGGAAGCCAAGTGCCGAATAGTTGCTATTCTTGATTATTGGACACAATCGTGTTTCGAGCCTCTTCATAAGGCGCAGTTTGCGCTTTTGAGGAGCCTTGAGGCAGATTGCACCTTTAACCAAGGTAGCTTCCGATCCAAACTACCGCGTCAAGGCCCGTACTACTCTTGTGATCTTAGCTCAGCGACAGATCGCCTCCCTGTAACTTTACAGAGGGCTCTCTTAGCTGTCCTAATTTCACCGGAGTATGCGGCTGCATGGTATGAGTTGCTATGTACCCGGGAGTATAAGCTTCCTAAGGGGGCTGGTTCCGTGAAATACGGAGCCGGCCAACCTATGGGAGCATATAGCTCCTGGACTACATTTGCAATTTCACATCATGCGATCGTTCGGCTTGCGGCCAAACGCGCCGGACTTTCCATAAACTGGAAAGGATACGTGCTCCTTGGCGATGATATCGTTTTAGCAAACGAACACGTCGCTAAGGAATACATGACGATTCTTGATTCGCTAGGGGTGAAAGTCTCTGAAACGAAGACTCATGTGAGTTTGCACTCATATGAATTCGCTAAGAGATGGATTCATCATGGTGAGGAGGTAACCGGAGCTCCCCTCGGCTCTCTATTCGAGGCCATCCGCTTTGTAAAGAAGACGGAGTGGAAAGATGTGGTCCCAACCACATTAATCCGCTTTATCTCCTATTACGAAGTGGCGACCTGGTTTAGGGAAGTCGAGGCGCGATGGTTATCACGAACATCGAGCTTGGTTTCCCGGGGCTTGTTGGCTGAGTTCTTCCTGCTTTTAGGACGAGGCGGTCTGTCAGATCGCCTAGCCGAAAAAGCCTGGAAGTTCTTTCTACTACCCTCGCGAGAGGATAGTAGACTCCTAAGACGCATAAAGTGCGATAAACTCGGCTCTATGGTCTTGGGAGGGATCCTTGGTTGCTTTCAATTTAGAAAAGCTTCCGAATTTATCGGAATCTATCTAAATGAGTGCAAGGCAAGGGTCCTAGAATCAGCCATCAAGCGCCAAGTGGGCGAGCTAAATAGATTCCAGTTGGAATTATCTAGATTCGCTCCCTTGGTGCCTGAGGGGTTGGATGCCCAATCGATACTGTTCGCCTTGCCTCCTTTTGGAGTCCTGCTAAGAAATATAGCGGAGCTCCAATTAGAGTTCGACAAAGCGCATAAGGTTAGGGAGTCTGACAACTTGATGCATTGGTTGCATCTTGATGTTCAGCTCTTCCTGGACCCGTTTGCGACTCTGTCTACAAGGCGAAACAAGACCATAGCGAGTAATAAAGCAACAGTTCTAAACCATCTTACTGCGATGACCCGAGGGATAGCTAAGATGCGTGCGTTGGCGGTCACAGAGATCGATCTTTTAGATCTGGTCAATGTGATCAACAACCACCACGTCTTGCCTTCTCGAGGGGATCGAAAGAGAAAGAGACAATCTAAGGATGGATATAAGATCAAACGATCAGATCCGCGAGCCGCGGACCTAGTCGAGCGATCTATCTCCGTCCGAAGAAAGTCTTAATCTCGATCGATCGCATCGGGTAAAAAGGTCGCCATTGAGTAACATCAGTGAGCGTTCTTATGGTAGCGCTTAATGCTATCGTTGGCGGCGAACTGCCAGGTCTCTTCCAAAGAGATACACTCTCCGGACTGCGGGGTACTTGTTAGATCCCGCAATCTGGGACTGGTCTCAGAGGTTGAGGGGCCTGGAGCCTATTACCGCTCCACTCTTGGCAGTCGAAAGATTCGACAACCAAAGTTATGGCGCATAGGGAGGTCGCAAAAGCGATTAACCCCATACGGCTTAACCTTAAGTGGTGGCCTCCGTAACCAGAAGCCC